GTTCTCAAGTGAATGGAATAGCATAGAGATAAACGATAGGAATGTAGGAATCCAAGTAGTCAAGTCTACTGCGAGAATGGATAGCAAAGCCTTTGAGATATATGCAGACCAAATAAGAATATGGGCAATAACTGAATTAGGTATAAGACTAATGCTACCAAATGAATACGAATAATTTCTATTATATAATATATTTAGTTAACTGATTTAAACTGATTATGGATAAAAGACAATTTAATGGTGGTTCAAGAAAGGGTTCAGGAAGAAAAAAAGGTACAGGCGTTTCTACTAAGATTAAAAAATATGTAGAAGAAATGATGATTGCTATGCTTAAAGATGAATCTGTTAATGCACAAATAATGAGCGAACTTAAACAGTTATCTGTGTCTAGTGGTTGGATTTATGTTATAAAGGATTTAGATAATAATGAAGTAAAAATAGGAGTTACTCAAAAAGAAAATCCTAAAAATAGACTATCACAATACGCATCACACAAGATGAATATAGAATTATTATTTATAGATGATATTGAAGATTGTTTTGAATTAGAAAACGAAATACATATTTCATTTAAAAATCAAAGAATAAATGGCGATTGGTTTAATTTAACTAATGAAGATGTTTTAAAAATTATATATATTATAAATAAACATAAATATAAAAAATTATACAATGGACGGAAGAAGCAATAATAAAGGCACTAAAGGTAATAAGGGAGGTAGACCAAGCAAAGCTGAAGAACAAAAGCTAATAGAGAATTTAACACCTATGAACGCTAAAGCCTTAGAAGCTCTACAACAAGGAATACAAAGTAAAGAACAATGGGCAGTTAAGTTATTCTTTGAATACTTCTATGGCAAACCACAGCAAAGACTTGATGTAACGTCAAATGAAGAAACTCTTAATATGCCTATAATAACATTTGTAGAAACTGAAACTGAATAGCAAATATAACGCACTATTTTCATCTAAGGCTAGATACTTTATTGTAACAGGTGGTAGAGGATCAGGTAAGTCTTTTGCTGTTACAGTCTTTCTAACGCTACTAACTATGACTGAAGGTATAAGAGTATTGTTCACAAGATACACTATGACATCAGCTAGACTATCAATTATACCTGAGTTCTTAGAAAAGATAAGTCTATTAAAATATGAAAATATATTTAGTGTAAACAAGTCAGAGGTTGTAAACACAAAGAATAATAGTGATATACTATTTAGAGGTATTAAGACTTCAGCAGGGAATCAGACAGCAAGTTTAAAGTCTTTAACAGGCGTATCTACTTGGGTACTTGATGAAGCAGAAGAATTAATAAATGAAAACATCTTTGATACAATAGACCTTAGTATTAGAGAAAAGAATATACAGAATAGAATTATATTAGTCTTGAATCCTGTTACTAAAGATAATTGGATATATGAGAGATTCTTTCAGGGCAAAGGAATTGAATCAGGATTTAATGGCGTTAAAGACAATGTATGCTACATACATAGTACATACCTAGATAATAAAGATAATCTATCTGAGAGCTTCCTAGCAAGAGTAGAAGCTATTAAACATAACAACTTTAAGAAATATACTCAAAAACTTTTAGGACAGTGGTTAGACCGAGCAGAAGGTGTAGTATTTGAGAATTGGAGTATAGGAGAATTCAATCCTAATAACTTACAGACTTCTTGCGGTCTTGACTTTGGATTCTCAATAGATCCTGATAGCTTAACAGAAGTTGCAATAGATAAAAAGCATAAGAAGATATATTTAAAAGAACACTTATACAGAAATGGATTAAAGAGTCAAGAGTTGGCAAAGATTGTTTTAGATAAAGTAGGTGAAACTTTAATTATCGCTGATAGCTCAGAACCTAGACTAATAGCAGACTTGAAACATTTAGGGGTAAATATCAAACCTGTTAAAAAAGGAACTATTGAAAGTGGGATTACTCGTATGCAAGACTATGAATTAATAGTAACTCCTGAAAGTACGAATATAGCTAAAGAGCTGAATAATTATTGCTATCTATCGAAAGGCTCAAAATTATATATTGACAATTACAACCACGCCATAGATGGCATAAGATACAACGTAATTTATCAATTAGACAATCCGAATGCAGGGAAGTATTATGTGCAGTAAACTAAAAATCAACTTTTTCTATTATATAACAAGAATACTATGAAAGTAAAAATTAAAAAGCAAGGCAAGACAAAGGAGTACAATTTAATAAGTAGTTGGAAAGATGTAACGCTTGAGAAGTGGCTTGACTTATCTACTAATGAAGAAAGCAAAACAAAGGAAGCAGAAGAAACAATAGCAGCTTTATCAGATATACCTAAGAAGCTAGTAAAAGAGTTAAGCCTTAGAGATGTAGCAGTCATAATGGGGAAGGTAGCAGAGCTTCAAGCAGAACAGGATAGTGAGTTAAAAAGGATAATTGAAGTAGAAGGTAAGGAGTACGGATTCCATCCTGATTTGGATTCAATAACTCTCGGGGAGTATGCAGATTTGGAAACTATGCTAAAGAATGGAATTGAAGATAATATGCCTGAAGTTATGGCTATTCTTTATAGACCAATAGTAGAAAAGAAAAATGATGTTTATACTATTGAATCGTATGATGGCAATATAAGGATAAGGGCGGAACAGATGAAGAAGATGTCAGCAGAACAAGTACAAAGTGCTTTAAGGTTTTTTTTTGCTTTCGTGAAAAAATTAGCCGAGATTTTGCCCTCATATTTGATGGAACGGATAACGGAGATCAAGAGCAGTTTACAAGCGAATCCTTTGCCGAAAGATGGGGATGGTTCGGAGTAATGTATAGATTGACAAATGGAGAAATAGTAAACTTAGAAAGAATAACAGAGCTTCAATTATTAGAGTGCTTAACTTGGCTAAGTTATGAAACAGATTTAAACGATAGTAAAAAAGTAAAAAGAGATTATGATAACAAATAAGACTTATAATAATGTCGTCAATACTTTAAAGAATATTGGCGACCAACACGAACAAATAGCAACAGTAACGACAGGAGATATTTTTGATATTAACTTAGAGAAGATGGAGAAGTTTGCTCTAATGCATATCAATCCTGTTAATGTAACAACAGGAGATTTTGGCTTAACCTATTCGTTTCAAATCTTTATTTGTGATTTAGTTTCTGAAAAGGCTAATTGGACTGAAGCTAATATACAGTCAGCAAACAATCTAAGTAATGAGCAAGAAGTATTAAGTGAAACGCTACAAATCTCAGTAGATATTATTTCAATGCTTAGACACTCAGAACATCAATCAACTCAGAATGTAGATGATATAAACGCACCTGTTTATTTTGCAGATGGGCAACAAACGCTAGAACCATTTACAGAGAGATTTGACAACTTGCTGACAGGGTGGGTATTCTCTTTAGACGTATTAGTAGCTAATGACTTTAACGCTTGTATCATACCTGTAACGGCAGGTGGTTCGGGAGAATGATAAAATTTAAGATAGGTAAATATAGAATAGAAATAGGATTTTTTAAAATAACAATAAAATTATAAATATGGCAGATTTAACAACAACAATTACAGAGAACGTGGTGCTTAATAATAGTATCAGAGGATCAAGTAATACAGTAACAACAACAGGCATAATAGATGTATTTGAAAGAATATTAACTTGCACTCACTCACAGACAACAACAGTAGCAGTCTTTAATTCTACTCCTTATGGTGCTGATGGTGCTTTAGATGTAGAAAACTGTAAATACTTTAGAGTAACTAATCTAAGTACAGACCAAGATATGAAAGTTGCTTTTGTAACAGCAGCTACAAACTACCAAGTAACAGTAAGAGCAGGGGGTTCTCATATCTTATTTCAAGCAGAAGAAATATTGATAGGTGAAGTAGATGCTAGTCCTGCTTTCCCTACATTAGAAGATTTAGTAACAGTTGAAGTAAGACCATCTGCAACAACTGATGTTCAAGTAGAAGTATTTGTTGGTCTTGTATAATGGACACTAAAAATATAGAAAGATACTTAAACTCTTTTGGTAAACAAGTAGTCAATAGAGCTAAAGGTAATTTACAAAAAGCTAAAGGTGGTGGTACTGCTTTAGAAAGTTCAATTAAATTTGAAGTAGTAACTGATGCAGACGGCTTTAGTATAAAATTCTATATGTCTAATTATGGTCAATTTGTAGATAAAGGAGTTTCAGGTAATAAGAAAAAACAGAAATATAAAGATTACTTAGGTAAGGTTATTAACAGTCCTTATAAGTACACAACTAAACAACCTCCACCTGATATATTAGCTAAATGGATAAGTAAAAAAGGAATGAAAGGTAGAGATAAAAAAACAGGAAGATTTATTAGTAATATGTCTTTAGCATTCTTAATAGGTAGGAAGATTAAAAGAGATGGGATAAAAGGTTTAGCATTTTTTCAAAAGCCGTTAGGTTTAGGGCTTAAACAATTTGGCAAAGACCTTTTAGGTAATGTAAAGGAAGATATAATTAACAATTTAACAACAGTAAACTAATGGCAACAACTATCACGCAAAAACCTTTATATACTACACTCCCTGTAGGGCAAGATGTAATATTTACACTTACCAATACAGCTTCTGTTAATGCTTATTTTAATGTTAAGTTTATTGCTGAAGTTTATATAAGCCAAACATCTCCTTCAACAACAACAGTAGATCTTATAGGAACATTTAAAACAACACCGAATACAGCACTTGTTGGAATATTTGATTTTTCAGCAGTAGTTGAAAATCACGTTAAGGCAGATAATTTAGCAACTAGTGCTTTGGGAATTAGTCAATATAAAACTGTTCCTGTAACTGCTGACAGAGTACCACCAATACACTTAGTTGATAAGTTTGCTCTAAATGAAAATGCTATGAAATACTTAATTATTAAGTTTAGTATGGAGGGCTCAACAACAGCAACAGGAATACCTGCTTTTATTACAGGCTCAGAAGCACAATCAGTTACGTATAAAATATTCAATGGTTATTTAAAAGAAACTAATAAATTGGAGATAGGACTATTACTGACAGCTCCTAATGATTTTGGGTTAAATATAGGTGTAGGTTCTGATACTAATATTCAGTTAACAGATAGCAATTCTAGCTTTTTAAGTAACGCACCTACTACTCAATATGCTAATATTGATGACTATGGCACACTTGGTATTTTATGCCCTATACGAATTGATGATTTTACTCGGGTTAGATTTACATATTATGATAGTACAGGTTCTACTTTAGGTAATGAGGATGTATTTACATATCTAACTACCAGTTCAAATCTATGGCTTCATTTACTTTATGTAGGTTGTTTTCCTGCAAATCTTAGAGGCTGGAGTACAATATTTCAGGGCTTAGTTACAGCAGGAACTATACAGGGTGGCTATTATACAGTAGAAGCAAAGGATGTAGTTAGTAGCTTATCTCAAATATATACTATCCACGTCAATTGTCCTGACCTTAAAAATTATGAGCCTATCAGACTTTGTTGGCTTAATCAATGGGGTGCTTGGGACTATTATACGTTTACTAAAAAATCAAGTCGTACACTATCAACACAAGGCACTACATATACACAATTAGAAGGTACGTGGAATGAGTCAGCTTTTAGATTAAACGGATACAGAGGTGGTAAAAAAGCCTTCAGAGTTAATGCAACTGAGAAAATTAAAATGAATACAGACTTTGTAAATGAGTCAGAGTCTGAATGGTTTGAAGAGCTTATAAATAGCCCTGAAGTATATATGTTAGAGGGCTTTCAAACTGATAATTCTTTTGCTATGCTTAACACTTATATAACTCCTGTTAGGCTTACAACGTCAAGCTATACAAGAAAGACAATAGCTAATGATAGATTAATGCAATACACTTTTGAAGTAGAAAAGAGCAAGACGCTTAGAACACAAGCTGTATAATGAGTGTTCAGTTAATATTATATCCTCAACGTGAAATAACTACTAATGAATATATAGTTAATGGTATAAGTTTTAATAATTTAGATAATACGACTGTATATAGCACGTCAGCAGCAGTCCCAGATCAAGACGCTATTGATAATAGTCCCCCTACAATAGTTAATACTTGGTTCAGATATAGAACAACAGGAGGCTCTTGGGCTACAATACCAAACCCCTCAGAGGGTGCAGCACCTGTTGGTGCAGTAGGCGAACTAATATTACACCAATCACCATCAATATCACCAACAGGACGTTCAGGAATATATCAAAAATTATCATCTTTAATAATAGGACAATCTTATACTGTAACAGTAAATATAGCAGCTACAGTAATAGGGGGAACATTAAGAATTAAAACTTATACAGGTAGTTTATTACAAAGCGCTTATTCTACTACTGCTTTAACAGGTCAAATCACTACAAGTTTTACAGCTAACTCAACAGAAGACACTTTTTTAATTGAGTATGAAGGAATAATAACTTATGTAAGAATTGAAGATATATCTATACTAGGTGCTAGTCTTTTACCTAGTGAAACTTATGAAGGTCAAGTAATATGTGACTTATACGAAAATGAAGATATACCTCTAAGCCTTAGTGTAGATAATTTTAAGAATGTAGCTGAGAAAGTACAAAGTTATTCTAAGAGTTTTAAACTACCAGCAACAAAAAGAAACAATCAAATATTCACAAATCTTTTTGAAGTAACAATGGTTCAAGATGTATTTAGTTTCAATCCTTATATCAAGACTCCTTGCGTATTAAAAGAAAATGGCTTTATTTTATTTCAAGGGTATTTAAGGCTGATAGATATTCAAGACAAAGAAGCTGAAATAAGTTATAATGTAAATCTGTATTCAGAGGTAATAGCTTTAGCAGACGTATTACAAAACAGAACTTTTGAAGACATAGATTTTAGCGAGTTAAATCATCTGTATAACAAAGGAACAATTAAGAATAGTTGGGATGATGCAATAGGATTAGATTTATCAAACCCTTTACCTACTTCTAGTTTTGCTTATGATGTGTCAATAGGAGTAAACAATACTAATGTTTTAAAATATCCTTTTGTTGATTGGAGTCATCAAATGTTAATAGGAAATGGAGCAACAGGTAACAGTTCAAATGTAGGATTTCCTGAATTAACTTCTTTAGAACAAGCATTTAGACCTTTTATGCAGCTAAAATATTTAATAAATAGAATCTTTTCAAATACTGAGTTTACTTGGACATCTACATTTTTTGATAGTGCAGACTTTGAAAAGTTGTTTATGGACTTTAATTGGGGTGGAGATGGTGTACCAACACCTGACAATACATTTAGGGCTTTATGGAAGAAGGTAGGCTCTATTGCTTCTAATATAGGCACAGGCTCTTATAAGGCTTTACAAGTAATACCAACGTCAGTACAACCATTATTAACAGATTCAGAAGTTCCTCCGAATTATAATACAACTACTTATGTTATTACAGCAACAACAGATAATGAAATATATAATATAAGTTATGCTTTTAGACTTGAAAGGACTGCAGGAACAGACACAGTTGATTGCAGATGGGTAAAAAATAAAGGACTAGCAACAGTACAAGTTATAAATGAAGTAACAGCTATTGATTTTACTTCTTCTGCTAATTCTACCTATAGTGGTTCTTTACAAATAGAACTAAATACAGGCGACACATTAAGTGCTGAATTTAATGGTAGTACAGATATTAGACAGCGAGAAACTTTTGCAAGTGTTGTAAATTTTAATCAGTCAAGTGATACAGTTACAACAGCTTCTTTATTAGCATTAAGAGGCGAGTTAGGACAATGGGATTTTCTAAAAGGAATCTTAACAATGTTTAATTTAGTTAGTATGCCTGACAAAGACAATCCTAGAAATATTAATTTTGAGCCTTATAATGATGTATTTATAACAGACCCTAATATAGTCACTTATGATTGGACAGACAAAGTAGATATTGCAGAAATGAAGCTAACACCTTTAACAGAGTTAAACAGAAAGACTATTTTTAAATTTGTTGAAGAAGATGACGATTATATATTTAATGTATATAAACAGTCAGTAGGCGGTCATTTATACGGAAGCAAAGTATTTGACGCTTCAGGTTTGAACTTATTAACAGGAACAGATGAAATAGTAGCTGAACCTTTTGCAGCAACTATCTCAAAACCTTTAATGTCGCAGTTTCCTGAGTTTATTGTGCCAACGCTTTATTCTATGAGTGATGACGGAAGTACAGAAGGCTTTGACAATGCCCCTAGAATACTTTATAACAACGGAATTAAAGATACAGGAATAGAATATTATATACCTGACCAAAATGGCAGCGTTAGTGAAAACCAGCCTAACTTTTTACAGTTTAGTCATTTAACAGATATTCCTACAATTTCAGGGAGTAGGGATTTTCATTTTGGAGAATGTCAGTTAATAAATCCTATTGGTGAAACTGTGCCTGACAATTTATTTAATCTTTATTGGTTGCCTTATTATAATGAACTGTATAACTCTAACACAAGGACAATGAGTTTAAAAGTAAATTTAAATCCTTCAGATATTAATTTATTCAAGTTTAATGATAAAATTTTTATCAAGAACCGAACTTATAGAGTAAATAATATTCAGTACAAACCTAACGACTTAGCAACAGTTGAATTTATACTTATATAATAATGGCGACAATACCTTTTTTAACAGGCTTTAATGTAAAACCTAAAACAATCCTCCAAACAGGAACTGTTATTTTTACTGATGGTACAAATGATGTAACACCTAATCAGTTAGAATGTGAAGCGTATGGATATACTTATAATGAAACTTTAGGGACTTGCTCTACTTTTATATTTAATACTAATATAAATGAAAACATAAGTAATACAACTAACACTATAAAAGGTAATCAGAATACTGCTGAAGTAGGTACAATAAATAATCTAATCTTAGGAGAAAGTAATACAGTTAGAAGTCAGTCGCAAAACAATATAATAGTAGGTAATCAAAACGAAGTGTTTAGAACAGTTAATAATGCAACTATCTTAGGCAATTATGGAATAGCACAAAGACAGGGAGAAGTTGTTATTGGTGGTGGTGCTTTTAATGGAGTTGGCAAAGGCTATGGACAAAGCTCTACAATGTCTTTATCAGGAGTTACGTCAGGAGATACAGCAGTAAACCTTTTTGTCAATAGCAGCAGTAGTGATACAGTTATAGCTAGAGATAATTTAACTGCAACTACATTTCAAGGATTTGAAGCTAATGTAATAGGTGTTAGGACAGGGGGGACAGGAACAGGTAATGTGAATGATAGAATATTCTTAAGATCTACAGGCATAGTGTTTTTAAAACACGCTAGTCAAGGAATGAACAGTCAAGGAAGTTTTGGGACTACGACTAAATGGCATACACAAATAGTATTTAGTGGAACAAATGATATGCACTTAGAAGTGAAGGGAGAAAGGTATGTAGATATAAGCTGGAGTGCAACTCTTAATCTTTATGAAATGATAGTATAAAAAAATAAAATTATGGCAAAAGAAGTATTAGAAATGGAGGTTAAGTCCAATATAAAATCAGTAACTAAAGATACTGATAAAATGGCGGAATCCGTAAAAGGTGCTAAAGAAGAAACAAAAGGATTAGCAAAAGAAACTGAAGATGTAGGTAAAGCTGCTAAAAAATCAAGTGGAGGTGTGAAGACGTTAGCTAAAGGGTTTGGTTCTTTAATGAAGTCATTAGGAATAATTGGGCTTATAGCAGCAGCATTCGGAGCTTTAAAAGAAGCACTAGAAAGAAACCAGAAAGTAATGGATGTAGTTAGTACCATTATGAGTACCATATCAACTACTTTTAACCAAGTTGTAGATGTTCTAACTGATACTGTAAAATGGGTCACAGAAAGTAGTGATAGATTTGATGGTTTAACAAAAGTTATGTCAGGAATAATGACTATTGCTTTAACACCTTTAAAAGCAGCGTTTTATGGGCTTAAATTAGGTGTACAAGAAGTTCAATTAGCTTGGGAGAAGTGGATTGGTGGAGCTGATCCTCAGAAGATGGCAGAACTTAGGGCAGGAATTGTAGAAACTAGAGATGCTTTAGAAGATATTGCTGTTGCTGCTATTGATGCAGGAAAAGATATTGGTACTAATATAGGTGATGCTATTGGTGAAATAGGTGCTATGGGTAAAATGGCTATTGAAGGAATTACTGATATAAGTATCAAGTCTAACTATGAATTAGCAAAAGCTACTACTGCTGCTAAAAACAGTTCAGCACTAGCAGAAGCACAAATACAAGGACTTATTGAAAAGAATGACTTATTAGCTGAAACTCAAAGACAAATAAGAGATGATGAAACAAAGACATTTGCAGAAAGAATAGCAGCTAATGATAAGTTAAATGATATTTTAGACACACAAGAAAAAGAAATGTTAGCACTAGCAGATACTAGGGTTGCTTCAGCAGCACTAGAATTATCCGCTAATAAAGACAATATAGAACTACAAGTAGCTTATCAACAAACATTAAATGACAGGGCAGGAGTTGAAGCACAAGTTGCAGGGTTCAGAAGTGAACAAATGACTAATGAAGTTTCTTTAAATAAAGAATTATTAGAAACAAAGAAGGAAGTAGTAAACGCAACTCTTGAAGGTATGGCTTTAGAGTTACAAGAACTAAAGAACTCTTATGCTATGCAGCTAGAAATGGCTAGAAAATCAGGAGAAGATACAACAGCTCTTACTGAAAAATACGCAAAAGATAAAAAGAAGATAGAAGATGATGCAGCAAAAAATACTAAATCAATAAATAAGGCTGACGCTGATGCTGCAAGAGAAAATGTAAATTCTCAATTAGAAGCGTTTTCAGGACTTGCAGGGGCTTTAGGTAGTCTAGCAGGTGAAAGTAAAGAACTAGCAGTAGGACAAGCTATTGTAGATACCTATGTTGGAGCAAATAAGGCTTTTGCTCAGGGTGGTACTGTTGGATTTGTAACAGCAGCATCCGTTGTAGCGGCAGGTCTTGCAAATGTACAGAAGATATTATCTACTCCTGTAGGTGATGGTGGAGGTGGAGGTTCAGCAGGTGGCGCACCTCAAACTCCTGCACCCCAAATGATGTCAGGTGCTTTTGAATTAGGTGGTGGAATAGCCCCTGAAGCTGTTAAGGCTTTCGTAGTTACAGATGAAATGAGTAACAGTCAAAACCAATTAGCAAATATTAGAAGAACTGCTACAATATAAAATCAAATAAAACTTAACTTAATCTATTATATACTATGCCGTGTACAAAATGCAAAGACGATAAATACAAATGGGGGAAAACAGGAGAATGTCAATACCCTTCTAAAGAAGCCTGTGAATCAGCTAACTCTAAATACAATAAAATGAGACCAACACCACTAGGGAAAAAGACGTATGAAGAATACGAAAAAGAATTAAAAGAATTTAACTTGAGTTCACAAAGGTTTGATTTTAATGATATGAAAACTTTAAAATCATTTCAAGACACACCAAGAGATGCCCTAAGTAATGTAAATTTTGATTATTAATATGAAAGAAACTAAAATAGTAGAATTAGTAATAGAAGATGATAACCAAGAGTTAGCAATAGATGCAATAAGTTTAGTGTCTGCACCTGCTATTGAACAAGACTTTGTATTCTTTGGTAAAGATAAAAACAATCTGACATTCGCTAAGGTAGATGAAGAAAAACGTATGCTTATAAGTCCTGCACTTATTCCTAATAAGCAGATATTCCGTTATGATCCTAACACCGATTCAGACTACTATGTTTATTTTAGTCCTGAAACAGTTAGAAAAGCATCTGAGTTATATTTAAAACATAACAATCATCACAAAGCTACTCACGAGCATTCTGAGAGAGTTTCAGGAGTCTTGACTGTAGAGAGTTGGATTAAGGAAGGAGATAGCGACAAGTCTAAATTATACGGATTTGATTTACCGAATGGAACTTGGTTCGTAAAAATGAAAATAGAAAATGATGAACTTTGGCAAAAGATTAAAGCAGGAGAATTAAAAGGACTAAGTATAGAAGGCTACTTTACTAATAAATTTGAACAAATGCAAAAGAAAGAATTTACAAACGAAGAAGTTAAGACAGCACTAAAAGAATTGTTAAGTGTTCAGAAGGTAGAGTTTGCTTTAATTGATGACTTAGTATCTGATGCCAAAAGAATGAAAAAAGGAATACAAGAACTAGATTCATTAAGACAAAAAATGAAAAAGGTTTATTTAAATGCTATTGATAAGGCGAACACAAATAGAAGTGAGTTTGGACAAAAGGCAAAAGAATTAGGAATAGACCCTAATGATGTTAAAGAATATAAAGATTTTTTCTCTTTACAAGAAAAATTAGATAGTGCATATTACAATCCTAATAAATAAATAATATGAAACCAACAACAGAACAAATACTAAGTGCTTTAAATGAAATGATACAAAGCAAAACTGAACTTAAGTCTGAAAAGGTTGAGTTGGGAATGGTAGATGATTTAGTTAAAGATGCCAAAACATTAAGTTCTAAATTTGAAAAAGCAGTAAAAAATAATATGGCTATTGCAAAACTTGTTAATGAGAATTTTAAAGAAATGGGTAGTGTAGTCAAAGCAGCTAAAAAAGGATATGGATTTGTTTCTACTATTGATAAGCAATTTAAAGAATTAGGAGTAAAACCTACAAAAGAATATACAAATGCAGGTAAAGAGATTTACGATATAGCTGAAGGAAGTGGACAACAAATGTTAAAAGACCTAGCAAAATTTAAAGGTTTACTTTAAAAATCAAATAAATAAATAACTATTCTATTATATATCAAACACACTTAAAAAGAAACTATGGATTTAAAAAAGCAAATATTAGTAGCACTTGGTCTTAATGAAGAGGAAGTGAACATGGCTTGGCAGTCAAAATTAGAGGACGGTACTATTGTAGTAAGTACGGCAGACACCTTAGCTGAATCAGTTGATGTATCAGTTTTAACAGAAGACGGAACAACAATACCATTACCAATCGGAACGTACAAGACTGAGGATGGAGTAACTTTTGTAGTTTCTGAAGAAGGTATTGTAGACTCTGTATCTGAAAGCGAAACTGAAGAAGCAGTTGAAGCAATGGATGAAAAGGATTGTCCTAATGGATATGATGATGACGGAAATTGTAAAGAAGAAGTTGAAGCGGCTGACGTTGAGGACTGGGAAGGAATGGAAAAAAGAATACAGAACCTCG